CGCCGGCGGCGTGGCCGGGGCCGCGGGCTTGTCGGCCGGCTTCTCCTCGGCGGGCTTGCCGGCCGCCGGCGGCGTGGCCGGGGCCGCGGGCTTGTCGGCCGGCTTCTCCTCGGCGGGCTTGCCGGCCGCCGGCTTCGCCGGGCCGCCCTTCGCGGTCCGGGCGAGGGCCTCCTTGACCTTCGTCTGGCTCGCGTCGTGGAACCCGTTCGGGGCGATCCGGACCCACTTCTTGTTGGGGTCCTTCTGGTCCGGCTCGTGAACGATCTCGATGACCGTCTCCGCGTCGACGCAGTCCATGAAGTCCGCCTTGCCCTCGACCGGGAGCAGCCGCTTCCCGTCGGGGCTCGGCTTCCGCAGCCCGAGCCGGACGCACGCCAGCTTGATGCGGTCCTTGCTGAACTGGTGGTCCGTCTTCCACAGCGTGTCGCTCACCTCCTTGCCGTCGAACGGCCCGCCCTGGACCACGAACGTCAGCTCGTAGCCCGGGGTGCCCTTCGACTTGCTCTCGACCTCCTTCGCGCCCACCAGCTTCGCGCGGTAGTACCCGGGCGGGATCAGCCCGCCGTGCTCCATCCGCTCGCCCACGCCCTCGTAGCCGTCGTCGACGTCGTCGAAGAAACTCATCGCGAACCCCCTTGGAGGAACTTGGTCAGCCTCGCCAAGCCGGGGCCGGACACCCCCCACACGGGCGGGTAGCCCAGCACGTCCAGCCCGGCCGCGAGCACCGCCGCGGGTCCGTGCGTCGCGACCAGCCGCCGCAGCTCGGCCGGCCACCCGTCGTCGCTCACCCCGCCGCCACCGCCTTCGGGTGGCCGAAAGGGTCGGCGATGCCCCCGAGCCACTCGATCAGCTCGGCCGCCTGCCCGGCGGTCATGTCCCGGGCGCTCTCGACACCGTACTGGGCCAGGGCCTCGGCCCACGCCGCGTCGCAGGCGTCCGCATCGTCCTGGATCGCCTTGCCGACGAACCACCGCTCGCGCAGTTCGGCGATCTCGGCGAGCTGCTCCTCGGTGACGGGCGTCGACGCGGCCCCGGCCGTGGGCGCGACCAGGGAGAACGTCTCCTCGGCGGCGACGGGCAGGGCCGCCGGCCGGCCAGGGAGGGGAGTCTTGGGCGGCGCCGACACCGTCACCCCTGCGGGCGGCGGCTCGCGGTCCGGGCCTGGGCCGGACGCCGTCGCCACCACGACGCGGGGCGACTCGTCGGCGTCCTGGTCCATCGCCTCCTCGGCGAACACCAGCCCGCACAGCACGTCCTGGAACTCGTCGCGGCACGCGAACCCCTTCGCGCGCCACATCAACTGCCGCTCCGGGTACTCGACCCACGGCAGCTTCTTGGGATTGCCCCACAGCTTCGCCCGCTTCGCGTCCGCGACGCTGAACTTCGACACCCGCGCCGGGGTGTTGCCGGTCCGCTTGACCTCGAAGCAGGCCGTGTAGTCGTCCTCGCCCGGCGTCCCCTCGTACCACTCCTTCGGGTACCCGTCGGCCAGCAGCCCGCTCGACCGGATCAGGGCCATCGCCAGGTCGCCCCAGATGGTCGGGCGGCCGTTGATGATCGCGATCCACGCCGTCGCCTGCGTCGCCGGGATGCCGAGGTCGCGGCCCACCTCGATGAGCACCGCCACCCGCTCCATGCGGTTCGCGTCCTTGCCCCCGAGCCCGCCCTTGTAGAGCACCTCGGCGTAGTCGCGCAGGGCCGCGACGTACTCCGTCGTCACCTGCCGCGTGGCGCGCGGCCTCCCATTGGCCGGCGGCTTGGCAGCCGCGGCCGTCGCCCGTGAGCCCATGTCGTCACCTCGTCAGTTGAGTGCCGTCCGCCAGTCCCGCCCCGCCGCGAGCATCGCCGCCCGGAGGTCGCCGACCACCCGCCCGATCCGCTGCGACACGCGGCTCTCCGACAACCCGATCCCGGCCCCGACCAGCCGCATCGACAGCCCGGCCCCGAAGTACGCGACCAGGATGCAGAGGTCGTCGCGGCCGCACGTCACGCGGTACCGCCGGAGGGTCTCGCGGAGCCGGGCCGCGAAGTCCTCCTCCGGCTCCGGGTCGGCCGTCTCCGGCTCGTGAAACTCCAGCCCCTCCCGGACCGGCCCCGCGCCCGTGCGGGCCGCCCGCCGGGCGACCGTCACCCCGAGTTCGTGCCGCCCCCGGAGGTAGTCGACCATCGACCCGTACACCCGCGGGCCGAAGAACGCGGCCGGCTTCGCACGCGCGGGGTCGTAGGCCGGGGCCAGGAGGTGGACGGCGAGCAGCCCCTCCTGGTACAGGTCCTGCGGGTCGACCCGGCACGTCTCGTCGCGGGCCGCGAGCCTCCGCGCCAGCTTCCGCACCCACGGCGCCAGGGCGTCGACGAGGCTCGGTTCGGTGTCCGCCGGTGCCGCCACCATGCCCGCAGTCTCCGATGGGGTTCGCCCAGAACGCCCGGCCCGGTCACGCCGCGTCGATCGCGGCCATCGCGTCGGCCACCGCCCGCCGGCCCCGCTCGGCCTCCTCGGCCGGCGTCTCGCCCGGGTCGAACGCCTGGCCCAGCTTCGCGGCCCGGCACGCCCGCTCGAACTCGACGACGTCCTCGGCCAGGAAGCGATACTGGGTGCCCGCGTGGATGCACTTCAGCGGGATCACCCGCCCCTCGATCTGGCACCCCCGCCGCGCCCAGTTCTGCACGGCGTCCGTCTCGACCCCGAGCATCTGGGCGACCTGCTTCGTTGTGAGCTTCGGCCGGTCCGCCGTCTCGATCAGGTCCATCGCTTCGGCCCTCCCGCGGTCCCCGCCGGCCGTGCGGCCCGGACGGTCGCAGCACGCTGGTAGTATCCCCTATCGAACCCGGTAGCTGTCTAACTACAGAGTAAAAACAGCTAGTGGAATCCACTAGAGTCGCAATTCTTTCGTTTGCAGCGACAAACTCAACCCAAACCCCGTTGCCCTCGCGTGCCAGCCGGTGCACTATCAAAGTTTGTCAAGCAGTAGCAGAGCTTGCTTGCCGGACTTAGCAGGACGGGCTACACTGGTGGCTGGAGGCAGCCATGTCGAAGAAACGGCCGATCGCGACTCACCGGCCGGCGGACGCGGCCCCGCCGGAGACGGGGGGCCTGGGGCCGTACCTCGCGAGCATCCGGCTCGTGCGGCGGCTGACGCTCCGCGAGGTCGAGGAGGCCACCGGCGGCGAGGTGTCAAACGCCTACCTGTCGCAGCTCGAGAACAACAAGATCTCTCGCCCGTCGCCGAACGTGCTCCACGCCCTGGCGAAGGTTCTCTCGGTCCCGTACGAGACGTTGATGGAGAAGGCGGGCTACCTCGCCCCGGCGACGCCCGAGCTGGACGTGCTCCGGTCCGCGCCGCCCGGGCGGAAGGCCCGGCAGTCGGTGCTGGAGGCTGAGAACCTTACGCCCGAGGAGGAGGAGGCGCTCTTGCAGTACCTGGCCTTCCTCCGGTCGCGGAAGGGCGGGGGTGCGAAGCCCTGACCGTAGTGTCCGAGCCGGCCTGACCTGATCACTTCGCGCCCCGGCAGGCCCCCGCGTCGGGGAGCAGCCCCTCGTTCCGCACCCGGGTCAGCTCCGCGTGGCTGACGATCCACTCGCCCGCCGGCCCGCGTCCGGACTTCTTCTTCTCCGCCCGCACCCGGCCGAGCCGGCACCACTCCCGGACGGTGAACTCCGCCCGTCCGAGGGCCGCGGCGACCTCCCCGGGTCCCCGTCCCCGTCCCCGAGTGGGGCGGCAAAATGACGTAAGCCCCGGATTTCTCCAGGGCTTACGCAGGTCGGGCCGGCGGGATTTGAACCCACGACCTCTTGCACCCCAAGCACGCAAAAAGTCAGCCGGGATTCAGCCCGAAACGTCGCCAGAACCCTTTGTAGCAAGGCGCCGCGGGGCGGACAAGGCGAACGGCGTCGCCCCGCGAAGCGACCGCCGCCCCCGCCAAAACCGCCCGGAAAGGGGCGTGTCGGCGCGCGAATGGGCATGCGCGACGCCCGGTGGCTTTCCGTTCACGCCCGGGTCAGAATACACCCGCGTTTCGCAGGGCGTCCAGGGCGAATTCCTCCGGACTCTTGCCTCTTCGCTTGGCCGCGGCCTCTAGCTTGATGCGCTCGGTGCGAGTCAGTCGAAGCCGAATGGGGCCGGCACCCGCCCGGTGTTCGGAGTCCCGGGCCAGCATGACCTGTTGCTCTTCGACGCTCCGAACCCGGCACTCCTCGGTATCGAACACCCGGGGGATTTCATCCTTGGCGAGTAGAACCAGGGGCCGCCGAACCTCCGTCGCCTCGTTGGTCCGCGGGTCGTAGACCGCGACCGGCACCGGCTCCCCCGACGCGAACGCGACCTGCTGTGCGGGCGGGAACTGTGCGACCAGCCGCAGTAGCCGGCGGTCACCACCGAATGTCTTCACGGCCTCCGGCGTAACGGTACCCGCGGCGATCCGGGGCAGGTACGCGGCGAGGGTCCGACTGTACCGGGTGAGGTCCGCGCCGCGGTCTCGTAGGACGGTGTAGATTCGGGCGGCCTCGATTAGCAGTTCCTCGATGCGGTAGAGGCACCTGTCGAGAGCCGCGTAAAGGTCCGCGTCGCTCTGCTGCCGGAGTGGGTCCGCCGGCTCAACGACGAGGGGTCGGGCGGCGGCTTGCGTTGCGAGCATTGGCGATCTCCTTCATCTCTCGGGTGGCGTCGATCAGATCGGCCGTGGCCTTGACTCGCAGCTTTCGGCCGGCGGCCGCGATTCGTTTCGTGCAGCGGTTGCAGTACGGCCTGTCTGCGATCGGCTCGTAAGCGACGAGGCATGATGGGCACTTGCCATCGAAGGGCTCGGGGTCCGACTCTATCGGCTCAGTCACGGCGAGGACGGAGGCGAAACGTTTCGCGAGACCCCCGGGCTCGGGCGGCGGCGCATCGTAGAGAGCTTGTAGCCATCGCTCTACCTTCTCTTCTCCAAACTCCCGTGCCTTTACAATGGCCGCTTGCAGGAAGCGGCTAAGTGCGTCGGTGTCTTGTGCCATGTTGCCTCCACCTTTGGCTGTTATGCGGGCGGCGGCGCAACCCTGAGCTGCCGCTCAAGCCACGTCAGGGACCGCCCCAACCCGGTGAGGATCTGGATTACGGTTCCGATGCGCGGGTCGGCCGTCGTGCCGCTCATGACGGCCTGCACCAGCGACACCGGGGCATCGGCTCGCCGGGCGACCTCGCAGTTACTGATCGCGAGCCGGTCGCGCTCGGCGGACAGGATCGTTGCGACGGACCGCATGGGGCCTCCGGAGGGCGGGCGGGTGCGTCGGGGGAGCCCGTGCTCCCCCGTTCGCGTTGAGGGGGTCACTCGAAGGTGTACGGCTCGCACTCGGTCCCCTCGATCCAGTTTCCGTCGCCGTCCTGTTCCGGGTAGACGCACCGGCCGTTCCCGGAGTAGGGCTGCCAGCCGTCGACAAAGTGCACCAGCCGGCGGCCCTCTCCATCAATGCCGATGAAGTGCGGCTGGGCCATTTCACCGGTGCTCAGGCTGTGCAGGGTGGCAATGCGGTCGTTGGCCGTCGTGCTCATCGTCGCTCTCCGTGCCCCGCGGGGCGGTGTCGGTCACTCACTTCACACCCTTAGTATACCCGAATCCTGGCAGGCGTCAACGGCTACCTGCCAGATTTCGGGTAACTATTTTCGGCTACGCGGCCAACCCCTCCCGCGCGACGGGCACCGAGTACACCACCCCGGTTCCGGTCAGGTCGTGCGCGCCGAGGTAGTGCACCTGGACGGCGACCACGGGGAGCGAGCTGCGGGACAGCAGCCGGGCGGACCGCAGCGCCCGCGCCGCGGCCGACTTGAAGTCGGCCGTCTGGTACGACTGCTCCGCGAGCACGTCGCGCCCGCGGACCCGGAGCACGGTGCGGACGACGTAGACCCCGACCGTCGACACCCCGTCGCAGATCAGACACGTCTGGTGCCGGGCGCCGTGGGCCGAGTTCCACCGCACCCACCCGCGGCCGGCGCAGAACGCGCACTCGTCGTCGGGGTCGGGGTCGCGGTGCGTCGGGGCCACGGCCGGGCGGGACAGCGTGGCGTCGATCGACTCGATGAGCTTCAGCATGGGCGTCCTCCCTCAAGGATTGGCGGCCGACAACCGGCCGCCGGCCGCGCCCCGCCGCTTCTCGCGTGGGGCAGGACCGGGGGCCGGGGTCAGAACCCCTGCTCGATGAGCCACCGCCGCACGGCTTGCACGTCGGCCGCCGACCGCATCGATGCGACCCTGAGCCGCACCTCGTCCAGCCGGTCGTCGGGCACGGCCCAGACGCCGCGGTGCACCTGCTTCCACAGCCGGTCAATCTCGTCGGCGACGGTCTCGTATTCGCTGTCGGTCGCCATCGCGAGCCCCTCCCCTGGCCAACCGGTGCGATCGGCCTTCACGGCAAGATACCCCAACGGTATCCCATTGGCAAGCATGGAAACTCCATTTGCGATAATCTGCGATCCGATGGGAGTTGTAGACAGTGCCAAAGGAGTCCGGTAGAATTAGTGACCGCCTTGCCGCAGCCCCCAGAGGGTCCGACGATGAGCGTGATGAGTGCACCGAAAAAGAAGCGGGGCGAGCCCGAGAAGCGAAAGCCCTACCGGACGGTACGGCTTCCCGAGTCCCTCTGTCTCCTGGTCGACAAGCTCACGGACAAGGAGATCGGCTCCGACCTGACCGAGCACACCCGGAACGCGATGCGCGAGTACCTGCAGCGAAAGGGGCTGCTGCCGAAGGCGGGAGAGTAGGCCAGGGAAGGGGGCGACGAGAAACCCCCGGGGTGAACCGGGGGCGTGGGGGCGTGCTCTCGACGTGGTGGGTGACGTGCGGGTGGCCGCCGACGACGCGGCCGAGGTGACTACTTCGGGGGCGGTTGGTGTGCCGGGCACTGGCTGACGGTCTGCTCCAGCCGGTCGACCTGGCTCCCGAGTGTGTCGAGCCGGTCGACGATCTTCCTCAACACGACCCGCTGGCGTTTCATCTCGTGGGCGAACCCCGCGGCGATCCGCTCGTGCGACGCGATGGCCTTGGGTACGAGCCAGGCGATCAGCACGAGCAGGGCCGTGAACGGCCCGACCTGGCTCAGCACCGGGAGCAACTCGGGCGGCATGTCACCTCCTCGCGCAACAGGCGTCGATTCCGAGCAGGGTAAGGGCGATCAGGGCGGGCGCGGCGAGCGCCCACGCCCACCGCGCCGCGCACGACAGGCGGTGTCTCACTTCGGGGCCGCCGCGGGGGCCGGCTCGACCAGCCCGAACAGGTCCTTGACCTCGCCCACGAGGCGGGCCTTCAGCTCCGGGTGCATGTCCCGGAGGTTGTGCGGCACGATCTGCTTCCGCGCGCCGAAGAAGCTCTCCAGCAGCGCGGACAGCACGGGGAACGGCCGCGCGACCGGGGCGACGTCCGGCACGTCGGGCGGCACCGCGGGCGGCGCGGGCCGCACCCGGGCGAGGATCGACTGAAGGAGCGGGCGGCCGATCAGGTACAGGATCACCGCCGGCAGCCCGTAGGCGTTGAGCAGGGCCAGCGCGGCGCCGCTGTCGGGGATGGTGAGGTTCATGTGGGCCTCCGGAGGGCGTGCAGCCCGGCCAGCAGGATCGCCAGGACACCGGGGCCGGCGGCGGTGTTCGGCGGGGCGACGGCGGGGGCCGGCTCGACGGCCGGCGGGGCCGGCGCCGGGCCGGGGCGTGGGACCGGGCAGAGCGGGCAATCCGGCCCCGGCTTCGGGCACGGGCACGGCTCGGGACACGGACACGGCTTCGGGCACGGACAGGGACAGGGCCGCGGGGCCGGGCCGGGCTCGGGCTTCGGGGGCGGCGGCTTGTAGTTCGGGTCGCTCAGCTTCAGCAGCTCGGTCAGCGCCGCCGGCGTCAGGTCGGGCGACGTGCCGACGACGGCGCCGCCCAGCTTCGCGGGCTTCTGGAGCGTCGCGGCGGCCCCGCGGACCCGCTCGGCGAACCACATCGACGGCAACTGAACCTGGACGTGGCACCGCTCCGCGCCCGGCATGTTGGGCAGGGTCGCGAGCAGCTCCTTACGCCGGGCCTCGTCGGGGGCGATCACCGTGAGGTGGTAGCGGTCGCTGTCGTCCGTCAGGTCGGCGACCAGGGCGGCGACCGCGGCCGCGCGGTCCACCTCGACGCCGTCGACCCAGTACCGATCGCGGCCGCTCAGCGCCCCGGCCGGGATGCCGCCGTAGGGGACGGCGCCGGGCGGCGGCACGGGGCAATTCCCCTCGGCGTGCACCGTCCAGCCGCGGCCGTCGTGCGAGGGGTGCCAGCCGTCGGGCTCCCACACGCCCCAGAGTCTGCCCGTCTCGTCGTCGACGAGCTTGTGGTACACCGCCCCGCCGATGTGGAGCGGCTCCCACCGCGGGCAGATGGGGCAGTTCGGGTTCGGCCGCGGCCGGGGCTGCGGCGTCGGTGCGGGGGCGGGCGTCGGGTACGGGGTCGGGGCGGGCGCCCCGCCCGGGAGCGGCGGCGGGGGCGGGCCGAGGAACACGACGGCCCACCCGCCGTGGCCGTTGCCCGGCCCCCACTGCCGGAGGAACTCGGCCCGGTCGCACCACTCCCAGTTGCCCGGGTTGTTGTTGTCGATGATGCACCCGGTGTTCGCGTCCAGGTGCGCGCCGGTCACCATGTGGTACGGGCTCCAGGTCATCCCGCACGCGCGGCGGGTCCTGAAGATCAACTCCAGGAACGCGACGTCGCCCCCGCTGTGCTGGACCCACCGCGGGACGGGGACGCCTTTCGACTGACAGAACGCGGGCAGGTCCCGGGCGAGCTGCGACGGGATCGACCCGCCGGGCCGCCTCCGCAGCCAGTCTTGAAACCCCTCCATCTCCGTCACGCCGGAGAACCGCGCGGCGAGCTGGACCGACGTCCCGACGCACAGCCCGGCCCCGTCGGACCCGCCGACGTTGCGGATGTGCAGGTTTGCGGGCACGTCGACGATCGCGGGCACCCCGGACGGGCTCACCGGCGTCGGGGTCGGGGTCACCCGGGGCCGCTGCGCGGCGGCCGGGGTCAGGGACAGCAGGGCCGCGAGCGCCGCGGCGGTCAGTCGGAATCCCATTGCTCCTCCTCGTTGGGTCGGGCGGTGCGGGTGCGGGCGCGGGACTCGGCGGCCCGCGCGGCGAAGTAAGCGGCCACGTCCGGCGCCACGAACACCACCGCCAGGGTCGTGACGCACAGCCAGACGAACGCGGCCACGGCCAACAGGTCGTACATCACGGGGGCGGTCCTCGGTCCGGGTCAGATGATCGCGCTTAGCAGTCGCAGGATGGCCAGGATCGTGTTCACGCGGTCCTTCAGGTTCGTGAGCATCGTCTGCTCGGTCCCGCCGTAGGTGCCGCCCGCGGTGTCGGTCACGTCGCCGGGGTCGGTGTTCGGGGTCATCACGGCGAGGTTGCCGCCGTAAGACGTTTGGTACACCACCCCCGGGCCGCTCGTCGTCAGGCCGTAGCCCGTGCCGCCGTAGGCCACCCCCAGGATCCCGCCGAGCGTGATCGTGCCGGCCCCGGTGATCGGCCCGCCGGTGAACGTCAGGCCGGTCGACGCGCCCGAGACCTGCACCGAGGTGACGGTGCCGGTCCCGCCCGTCGCACTGAGGGTGCCGCCGCTGAAGCTGAGTCCGGTGCCGACCGTCACGGCGGACCACGTCGACGCCCCCGACCGGTAGTAGATCGTGTCCGTTCCGGTCAGAGCCTCGAGCGCCGCGAGGTCGTCGGCGAGGGCCAAGGTGAACGTCCCGGACGACGTGACCGGGGACCCGCTAACGGTGATCCCGGCGACCGGGCCGGTGAGGCCGACGCTGGTGACGGTGCCGCTGCCGGTCGTGCCCCCGACGTAAATTCCGCTCTTGAACGTCAGGCCGCCCGTCGTGGCGTCCTGGCCGAACGATATGCCGTCCGTCGGGCTGGTCCCGTGCCACACGCCGTAACCGGCGGCGGCGTAGCAGGCCGTCCCGCCGATGCTCAGGCACAGGAAGTCGGTGAGGTAGGTCGGCCCCGAGTACTTCGCGAAGGCGACCATCTTCGCGAGCAGGCTCGCGTACCCGGGGCTGCCGCCCGAGTAACTGGTGTACGTGCCGCCGAGCGACAGCCCGCCGTGCGTGAACTCCACGTACCCGGTCGCGACGGTGTTGCCCGGCCCGACGCCCCCGACCGCCCCGCTGCCGGCCGACGGGTATCGCATGGGGCGGATCTCGCAGTCCCCGTACCCGCCGTAGTCGTGGTCGTCCGCGGCCTTGAACCGGGTACCGAAGACGGGCCCCCCGACGTTCACGGAGTAGTAGTCCGTGTCGAGCGGCATGCCGTATCCGTTGAGGACGCGCCGCGGGAAGACGTACACGTTGTTGGCCTTGAGCGGGATGTCGCCGACCTCGTCGGTGACCGTCGTGCCCGGGTCCTCCGTCCCCCCGCCGTGCGGCACGCAGACGGCGATCTTCGTCTGCGGGTTGTCCTCGCCCTCGAACTCGTAGGCGTCCTCGTACCAGACCGTGAACACCCGCCGCTGATCTGTTACGTCGCCCGCGGTGTCGAACCCCAGCCCGCCGACCGACGCGAAGTTCTCGAACACGGCCTCGCGGTGCCACGTCTTCGGCCCGTCGACCTCCTGTGCCCCGGTCGACAACTCCCCCGGGTAGTAGGTCCCGGCGAAGAGCCCCGCGTACTGCTTGCCGGTGAAGTTGAACTTGTCGGCCTGCGCCGGGTCGGCCCACACCACCCCGCGGGCGGTCGGACTGTACGGGTAGACCGTCGCCGTGTCGCTCCCGGGGGCGGTCTCGACCTCGGTCGGGAACAGGGTGTTCGTGTACGTCGTCGCCCCGTCCGCCCACGCGAACGCGATGTCGAGCTGGCGGCCGACCGCCGACGCGGCGGCGGTGTTCTCGGTCAGCCGCACCGGGAACGGGCTGCGGGCCGCCCCCGCCGCGGCCATCGCGTACACGAGCCGCGTCTCGGCGTCCGGGTCGCCCGGGACCGTCCGCACCCCCACCAGCCGGCCCGGCCCGCCGCCGCCGACCTGGAGCGGCTGCCCCGGGTACGGCATCACCCACACGAACGCCTCTTCGGGGTAGTCCCGCCACTCGGCCGGCGGCGGCACCCCGGCCGCCGGGTCCGGGTCCGGGTCGCCGAGCAGGACCTTGCCCGGGTAGAGCCCGGTGTCGCCGTCGAAGGCCCCGGTGACGGTCACGTCCATCACCACCGAGCCGGGCCGGACCGCGGCGAGCAGCCCCGGCACCGGGGTGACGTTCACGCCCTCCCGGCTGAAGTCCCGGTCGAACCGGACGGCGTGGTCCAGCCGGGCCGCGGCGCGGTTCGTCAGGAACGCGATCTCGCGGGGGTCGGGCACGTCAGTAGTCCAGGTTCAGGGTGGTCCAGTCCGCCGCGAAGTAGCCCACGAACTCCAGCTCCGTCGGGGTGCCGCCGAGCGGGAGCCGGCGGCCGTCGTCGTCGAGCGGGTACTCGGTCGCCGGCGGGCCGCCGGCGATCACGATCGGCACCTTGCGCGACGCCACCCCGAGCACGAAGTCCGTCAGCTCGTTGAACCCGGCGTTGCGGAACCGCGAGTTCCACCCCACGTAGGCGCCGGCCGCGTCCTTCTCCAACGTGACTTCGACCTCGACGCGCCGCTTCCAGTAGAAGCTGGTGTTCGAACTCCGGCGGATCCGCGTCGCGCCGATGTCCACGATCTTCGCCGTCCCGATCGGGAACCCCGGCGGGTGCGAGCCGGCCAGGAAGGGGACGGCGTTGGTCGTGTCGCGGAACGCGCCCATCGCGACCGGGTCCCACGTCACGACGTTCTGCGTGATGACCACCTTCCCGCGGGTGCGGTCGACCTGCATCCCCTCGCGGAACGGGTCGCCGGCCTTGTTCACCACGGGCTTCCCGGCGGGCGCCGACAGGTCCTTGATTAGCGCCTTCTGGTACCGCACCCCGCTCCACTCGACATCCCGCGGCACGGCCTCCGGGTCGTTGACTCCGACGTACTCGTACACCAGTTGCCAGACGTTCGGGGCGTCCGCGTTCGACTGCTCCGGCCGCCGCTCTACGAGCACCGACTCGGCGTCGGTGAACACCACGTTGCCCGCGGCGTCCCGCTCCTCGTAGGCCGACCCCAGCGCGGCCACTTCGGGCTGCGCCAGGAGCCACCCCGGCCCCAGGACGAAGTCGTCCGTCACCACCTGGAACACCCGCGTGTAGCGGTGGTCCGTGTCCTGGTTGTCGCTCCCGGTGCGGCCGGTGACCTCCTTGAACCGGATGATGCTCGGCGGCATGTCACGGCCCCCCGATGGTCGCAGGCACGAGCCCCCACATCGCCCCGCCGCCCGCCCCCTGGCCCACCTTCTGCTTCGCGATCCGCAGCTCCTCGCGCGAGATGTCGACGAGCTGCCGGAGCAGGTTCTCCGTGGTCTGCGTGCTCTGCCCGGTCATCCACTGGGTGAGGATCCGCGCGTCCTCGGTGGTCCCGACGGCGGCCGCCTGCGGGAGCTGGTACGGCTGCCCGGCGCCCCGCGAGCGGGCGACGTCGTCGACCTTCCGGGACCACGCCAGGGCGTACTGGTCGTCGGTGATCCGGTTCGCCTTCCGGGCCTTGTCGAGCGTCACCTTGTAGACGCCGAGTTCCCCGAACATCGGGTCCATCACGTCGCCGAATTCGCGCTTGACCTGGCGGATCAGGTCCGTCACGTCGGCCCCCAGGTCGCCCTGGAGCGGGACGCCCTTCGCGTCGGGCGGCCGGCCGAGGATGCCCATGCCCCGGGCGTAGGCGTCCCGGGCCGCCGCGGCGGCCGCGCCGAGTTCCTGCGCGGCCTTCGCCGTGGCCTCGGCGGCTTCGCGCTCCCGGCGGGCGGTCTCGATCTGGTCGTGCAGGTTCTTCAGGTCCCGTTCCGCCGCTTCCCGCCGGGTCCGCGGCGGCGGCTCGGGCGGGGCGGGCGGCGCCCCCGGCGGGCGGAAGTCGGCGTTGAGCGGCGGCACCACGCCCCGCCGCAGGATCATGTCGCGCATCTCGTCGGCCGACTGGACCTTTAGCGCCCGCTGGAACTGGTGGTAGGCGATCACGGCCTCGTCGAGCTGGCGGGAGCCCCGCTTCTCGGCCCACTTGTCCGGCCCCTCGGCCGCCTTGCGCACCTGGTCGGCCTGCTCGCCGAGACGGCCCCACTCCGGGGCCATCCCCGCCCCGCGCATCCGCCGGTCGATCTCCAGTTCCAGGGCCTGGAACCGCTGCCGCACGGACTCCGGCGACTCGCGGGCCGTGGGCGGCCGGTAGAACTGGTCTCGCTCCTCCTGGAGCACCCGCTTGCGCACCTCGTGCGGGTGGCTCGGGTCGGGGCCGCCGCCGGGGAAGTGGAAGCTCTTCTTCCGCACCTCGTCGAGTTCGTCGTTCAGCTCCAGGACGCGGCGGCCGAAGGCGAACGGGTCCTCTCCGGGCTTGGGGCCGGGGTACTTCTCCCACGCCCGCGCCCGCTCGTCGAGCGACACGCCGCTCTGCCCGGCGAGTTGCTTCGCCCTGGCCGCCGCGTCGTCCCCGCCGATCAGCAGCTGGAATCCCTTGAAGCTCTCGGACGCCTTCTTGAGCGGGTCGCCGATGTTCCGGTCGATCCACCGGCCCACGTCCTCGATCGAGTCGCGGAGCCCCTCGAAGCCGACGTAGAACGGGCCGATCACGTCGACCGCCATGTGCGCGAACCGGGCCGGGTCGACCTTCACCCCGTTGAAGGCGTCGAGCACCGGCCGCAGGCGGTCGCCGAGGGCCTTGCCCATGTCGGACGACGCGAACGCCCGGCCGAGATCCACCGCCCCCTGCGCCATGCCGCGGACCACGTTGCCCACCCCGCGGACGATGGGGCGGATGCGGTCCATGCCCTGCTCCAGCGTCTTCGCGAACCCCTCCGCGTTCTGCGTCGCCTCCTTCAAGCCCAACTCTTCGATCAGCACCACGCCGAGCTTTGTCTTGGCGAGCTGGAACCCGTCGACCATCTGCTCCCAGCGGCCCTTGAACGTCTGGCCCTGGCGCTCGGTCATCTTGTAGAACCGGCCCCCCGCTTGGGTCATCGCGTTGAACGCCGCGGTCACCTCGTCGCGGCCGACCCGTCCGTCCTCGGTGAGCTGCTTGATTTCGTCCTGCGCCCGGCCCATGACCTTCGACAGGGCGGGGATGATCTCGATGCCGGCCGACGTGAACTGGTTGATGTCCCGGGTGTACGCCCGCTGCTGCGTGTACAGCGTGCCGTACAGGTACGAGAGTTCCTCGATCGGCTTGTTCACGCCGGCGGCCACGTCGCCGAGCATCTTCACCGTCGGAATCACGTTCTCGGCCGACACGCCGTAGGCGGTCAGTTGCTTCGCCGAGTTGATGATGTTCGCCTGACTGAACGGCGTGCTCGCGGCGTACTGCCGCGCCTCGGCCAACATCTTCTGCGCCTGCTGCGCCGACCCGAGCATCACCTCGAAACTCAATGCCGTCTGCTCGGCGTCGGCCGCGAGGTTGACCGCCTCCTTCAGGTGCTGGACGACGCCCGAGAAGGAGGTGAGCCCGGTCTCGGCCTCGATCACGTTCCGGGCGACGCCCGCGATCCCGGTCGCGAGCTGCCCGACGTACCCGACCGCCGACCGGGCGGCCGTGGCCATCATCCCGACCCCGCGGGCGGCCGTCGCCGCGGCCCGGCCGATGCCGTCCATCATCGACGGCGGGCGGGCCTGCTCCGCGGCCTTGGCGAAGTCCTTGAGCATGCCGCGGGCGCGCCCCAGGTCGTTCTGGAGCTGGTCCAGCGACGCGGAGATCACCACGGCGAGTTCGTCGATCGGCTTGCCGGCCACGTCACGCCCTCGCCCTGGCCCGCCCGATCGTCGCGTTGAACTCCGCGGCCGTCATCCGCCGCCCGCCCATCCCGGCGGTGATCGCCTCGGCGACGGCCGCGATCTGCCGCGGGGTCTGCTCGGGCCGCCGCAGCGTGCGGAAGAAGTCCCACGGGTTCCACACCCGGGCGCCCTTCCCGCGGAACGGGGCGCAGTTGGCGACCACGGCCATCAGCAGCCCGGCCCGGTAGTCCTCGCGGAGCCCGCCGAACGGCTCCAGCTCGGCGAACGCCATCCACTCCGCGAACTGCGCCGAGGACATCTCGCGGAGCATGGCGTCGACGTTCACGCGGCCGGCGGCGAGGGCGAGCCGGAGGGCGAACCGGCGGTTTGGTCGCCGGGCGAGTCGTTTTTTTTGGCCTCGACCTCGGCCGCCCCGATCCCGTTGAGCCGGGCCGCGGCGAGGTACACCCGGGTGACCGGGGCGTTGGCCTTCTTCGCCAGCCGCTCCAGGTCGCCCGCCTGAAAGAGCGGCTTGCCCTGCGCGTCGCACGCGGCCGCGAGCACGAGCTTCGCCCGCCACCGCTTCCGGTCGACCTTCTCGTCGTCGCCGTAGATCGACTCGTCGTAGCGGTCCCGCTCCTCGGCCGTGAGCGACCGGACGTGCACCGTCCCGCCCCACTCGGGGACGGCGACGGGGACCACCTGCGTGTCGTCCGCGGCGAAGATCTCCGCGGCGGTCAGCGTCTTCGTCGACATTGCGGGTCGCTCTCGGGTGGGGCCGCCGCGGGGGCGGCCGGGACAGTGGGCCAGGGGAGGGGCCGGGTTACGCGATGTTGACGAGCGTCGGCTTGCCGCTCACCTCGATCGTGACCTCGTGGGTGACGGCCCCGTCCTCCGGGACCTCGATCGGGGCGCTCTTGACGAACCCCTCGCAGTAGAAGAACAGCGAGTCGGAGAGCCGCACGAGCCACCGGATGTTCGTCACGGACTGCCCGCCGGCCGCGCCCGCGGGGAAGAGGGCCGCCAGGGCGATGTATCCCGCCTTGTAGTAGTTGCAGGTGAACGTGATCTGGCCCGCGTCCATGAACCCGGCCATCTTCTCCTTCGCCTTGTCGGGCGAGTCCAGGTGCGTCAGCTCGACCACCGACGACTCCATCCCGGGGAGCCCCATCCGCTTGACCTCGGCGATCTGGCCCCACCCGCCGCCGGGCGGGTCGGCGACCGGCGCCGCCTCGGCGAGGGCCGCGGCGTAGAGCCGGCATGCGAAGCTGTGGCGGCCGCTGCTCATGGCATCACTCCTCGTCGAACCAGATGGTCACGTCGATCGACACGCGGTACTCGCTGACCTCGTCGCCGTGCGGCGGGTCCTCGCTCAGGTCTCGCGGGTCGGTGACGAGCACGGCCCGCACCGTCCGGCCGCCCCACGTCACCGGCCCCGCACCGCCGAGCCCGTCCAGGTACAGCCGGGTCGCGTCGGCCAGCCGGCGGGCGGCCCGGAAGGTCCGGCCCCAACTGTCGACCTGGTACCGCGGGTGGCTCACACCCGTCGTCGGCCCCTCGGTCGACCCCATCCGCCCGCCGCCCACCTGGTGGTAGGTCTGGTGCGGCCAGGCCGCGTTCTGGGGGACGCCGGCGAACGGGTACACCCGGCCGCCGTGGATCGCGACGGCCGCCGGGATCGCTGCCAGGACCGCGGCCAGCTCGTCGTCGATGATCGTGGTCCGGGTCGGCATCTCGTCACGCGGCCGCCGCCACGCCCTTCTTCGCGAAGTACGCCCGGATCCCGGCCTGCAGGTGCTTCGTCAGGATCGCCCCGACCCGCGGCCGGACCGCCTCCCACGCCGGCCGCAGGAACGGCCGCGGCGCCACCGCCCGGACCCGCTTGCCGTACACCACGGCCCGCTTCCCGCCGACCAGCGGCCCGCCGGCGAGCGCCTTCTTCTTCTTGGGCTTCACCTCGCGCCGGCCATACTCGACCAAGTGCGCGATCTTGGCGGGCACGTGCCGGGTGCCGTCGGGGTTCTTCCCCGCGTGCCCGCGGGGGCCGACCTTCCCGATCACCCCCTTGCCGCTGCGGAGCATCCGGACCGACCGGCCGAGCGACTTCCGCAGGAGCCCCGTCCGCCTCGGCACGAACCGGCGGGCCAGGGAGAGGACCTCCTTGGTGACCTCGCCCATCCCCGCGCGGAGGGCCTTCTTGGCGAGCGCCCGGGACAGCCCGGCGAGCCGCGCGAGGAGCCCGTTCAGGCTCGCGTCGTCGACCCGCACGGAGACCGCGGCCTTGCCCGCCATCGCCTACGCCTCCCGCTTGCACCACACCTTGGCGAAGTTCTGGTCGCCCTCGATCTGCGTCACGGCGGTGATGTTCAGCACCAGGTCCCCGGCACTCCGCAGCCACAGCAACCGCAGCTTCGGCGACCCGTCATGCGGCAGGTGCGCCGTCGTCCGCAGCGTCACCACGTAGGCCGCGGTCGCCTGCACCATGTCCCCCTGAACCTGCTCGCCGCTCCCCTGTGCGACCGGCTCCACCCTGGCCCACAGCTCGGCGACCGTCGTCCAGCCGGTCACGACCCGCTCGCGGGACTCGTTGGCGCTCTCGACCGGGGCCTGGACGCGGACCCGGTGCCGCAGCCCGCCCACCGTGTTCCCGCGGCCGCCGAGGTTCCCGGGCATCGCTCACCCCGTCTCCGCGGTCCGGTAGATCTCGCACGTCCCGTAGGCGATCGGGCTTTCCTCGCCCGAATCCACGTCCCAGAACGACCACGGGTACAGTCCCCGCGCGACGGCCAGCGTGTCGTCGGGGTCCAGGTCCACGTGCCAGACCCCGCCGGGGCCGTCCGCGATCGTCACCCCGTCGCCCATCGCCTTCTCGACCACGGCCCCCGGCACCCGCAGCCGGAACCGGGCCGTCTGCCCGGCGATCGACTCGACCGGGTCCATCGTGATCACGAGCCGCTTCGCCTGCCCGGCGGCCACGCGGATCGGCTGCGGCGTCGGGTCTGCCACGGGCTGCCCTCACGAGACGCCGACCAGTGCGGTTTCCCGGCTGTTCACACCGACAAGCGAAGTCCGCCGGGAGTTCACCCCGACGAGCTGCACGCGGGGCGGGCGGGCGGCCCCGCCGGAGACGCCAGCCGCCGCGCTCGTGCCCGCTGCCGAAGCCGCCGCAGCGGCGACGCTCGCCCCGACCCCGGCGGCGGTGCTCGTGCCGGCCGCGGAGCCGTCCCCGCTCTCCACCGACCCGCCGGGCGACACGCCCGCCGCGGCCGAAGAGCCGGACGCGGTGCCGATTCCGGCGGCCGTCGACTCCCCGGCCG